GTCCATTGTTATCCTCATCAGACATTTTTAAGGATAGCCTAACAGCAGCACTATTAGGTTGTGGATTTTTCTGTAAGTTATCTACTAAGTTTTGAAATGCTTGTAAGTTAGTCTTAAAGGTTGTTTGAAAGTTATCAGCAAATGAACCTGTAGGTTGAGATGACAGTATTTTGTCTGGGTAAATCCGATCTATTAATCCTTTACTTAAACGACTAAAACTAGTGGCTTCCTCACCTAATTGATTTCCGTTTGCTTGGGCACCAATTGAAATAGCAGATGCAATTTCTGGGGTGATCTGTGATTGTGCTTTAAGGCTAGTAACAAATGATCCCTGAGTGTTATTGTCGGGTCCAATTCCTTGGGCTTGTATTAAAGTATAGTTTTGGTTATTACCATATTTTTTAGTTAATCCTTTAATACGGTTTTGGTTTATGTCAATAATAGTTAAAACATTAGGTGTTTGGTCAGAATCAATTACTACTTGAAAATCATTTATACCACCTAATGCTCTGTTGACATCATCACAAGCTGTTTGTAAAAAATTTCGTAAAGTAATTTTATTTTCTTTATCTAAATTATCAGCAATTATTTTAGATAAATAACCAGTATTTAAATAAATATAATTTATGTTCCCTATTTGAGGATAAGCAAAGTTTTGTTCTCTATTTGAGGGTACGTTAGAGTTATTTAATAAATCTTTATTAATTTGAGTTAAATTATCATCTCTAAAAAGATAAAAAGGATGAAAAGTAGCAAAATTAGGATCAGGATTTGTTCCATCCTCTATATTTAACTGTTCATTATATAAATAACACTTAGTTAAATCAGTAGATATATGACACGATAAAGCATAAAACGGTTTATCACTTTCCCAATCAATAGAAACTATCCCCTCACCATTACTTATTAAATTTAAATTTTCAGAAATAAAACGCAATAATGCTTGGAATGAAATATACATTTCTAACCCTCCATCATTGTATTCAATATAGTTCATTCCCCTATATTCGGCGGTAATATTTTTTGCTATAAATTCTGAATAGTTAATTGCCATATTTTATAAGTCTATTCTATATCCAACAGGGTTAATTTCATCTTCGATATAATTTTGAAAATCAGTATTATTATTTTGAGTTTCATAAATATCTAAAATTTTAGTTTTAATAAGACCTACTGAAACATCACGACGAACGGGAACAGGAGCAGCAGCACCACCCACCGTAGACACCTCTTCAAGTCCATTTAATATAGTATCAGCAGTATATCCTGTATAATCCCTAAATTGTTCAGTATTGCCTATAGAATTAATATCCCTAGATACAGTATTTAAAGCAATTTTAAACCTATTTAAACTATCTAGATTTTTATCATCTATACCAATAACATTATCGTTGTAGTATTTATCTGTAAGTTGTAAGTATTGGTTAACAATACCAATAAGTTTATCTTTAGCTTTAGGAATTTTTTCAGCTTCTTTTTGTTCTTGATCAATAATTTGTATTTCTTCCTGGGTGTTTGTACTTAGCCCATTATTAGATTTAGTAACAACTAGATCTTGATACATTTGATAAAATAAACGATTTAGGCTACTTAAAGATTTATTATTAACAATATTTAATAAGCTAGGAGTAATATTTGAGTTTTGAATTGGTACATTAGATACATCAGCTACATCAGTAATAGATGTATTTATTTTTAATGAGTCAATTATGTCACCCCAAGAAATTAAATATAATGTTATATCATACGTTAAATCAGAGCTAAGTTCCCAACTAAAGTTAGTTACTCGAGCCAATAACCCGTCATAATTGTAACTAGTATTGCTTTTATTTTTTTGAAGTTGATTTTGAACAGTTTCAGGTTTAATTTTACTATCTTTATTACCCGGATATAAAATACTTAATATTGATGTTCCAGTAGTTTGTGATTTGATACCATCATTTAAAAAATAATCAGTATGCCCCCACTCAACTACCATTGTATAACCTAAACGCAAGTAAATAGCCTCAATTGCTTCAAACTGTTTACGGGTAAAACATTTAATATTTAATGTTACCTCGCGCAATGAACCGTTATTTTTATAATTACTAACCATGTTAGTAATACCAGGTAGTGGTTTTAAACCTTGAGCACTATCAGATAAAAATCCATAAGTTGAATTTAAATCATATCCGATTCCTCTAGGTAGTTTTTTAATATTTACTCCACCCCATAAAACTAAATTTTTAGCTAATTCATAACCACTGATGTTTCCTTCGCTTATACCTAAATTATTTTTTAATGTAGTTAATCGTTCAGCACTATCAACGCTTACTGCTGATGATAAGCGAACAAATGATGTTGAGCTGTTAAAAACAACTAAGTTATTTGGTTGTTGAGTATTATTAAGTCGATCTCTAACCGACAGTTGTTTTTGCCTTATTTTTACTTGAGCATCTACCTCAATATCAAAGGGTAAACCTAAAATTCTTGGAGTTGCCATTACCTTGATTCATTTAATTGGTTAAAACTAGAAATTATTTCTGTTATATTACCTGGGATTCTTAGTTGTGTTCCTGGGGTAATAAACAATGATGCAAAGGGTATAGTTTCATTAGCTGATGCTATAATCCAATATAAAGTAACATCACCATAGTATTGTTGAGCTAAATTATCTAACCTATCACCCTCAGTTGTATAAACATATATATCGTTTTCTGAATAAGGAATTTCAGGATAAAAAGTAGTACCCAAGTACCTTGTACCTGTACTTGTTTTTAATTCGGGTATGTTAGCGTAACGATTCATTTTATGGGAGTATTAATGGAGGATTATTACCCGTAGGAGCATTTCCTGTAAAATTAGTTGGACCACCAGGAGGTTCTGGTACTCTTAAAGCACCTAATTCAGGGCTATTAATATCAAATGAATTACCTGTAAAATTAGTTGGACCACCAGGAGGTTCTGGTACGGGTATTAATGGAGGATATTCTGATCCTTTAGTCGCATACTGTATTAAGTTATTTGGGTCTATAGTTGATACTCCTCCAGATCTAGCAGTTAAATCAGCTTCTTCGTTAGTGTTTGGGTTGTAAATTACAGTTCTATTAGGATTAGATACAGCATTATCTACGTTTCCATTAGCAAAGAAATGAATTTTATTATTATCTAAATATTGGTTTTCTTTTCCACCTACTCCTGTAGGGTTAGTTATAAAGGCGACATCTCTACCACCATCGTTTAATCTAGGAGTAAAGTCGTGTATTGGGGTAAAGGCAACGTCTACATCAAAATATTTTGGAGTTTCCATTAATCCTTTATCTTCACCTAATTCGGGTGAGTTAATTGCAATTTCCCAACTTGCTTCCTCAGGTATTGTATAAGTTAAACTTGTAATAAAACCAGGTACATACATTAAGTAATCACCAATAGTTAATCTAATTAAATTACCTTTCATATATCCCCCATTATAATCAGGAGATAGTGAGGAAGCAAGGTAGTTTAATTTTTGATACAAAGGTCTCATTTCAGCTCTTGATTGAGCCGCTACTTTAAATGAAAAGTTAATAGCACGAGATGATCCCTGGTAATTCCAAACTTTATCACCTCTACCTACAAACCTATATCCTTCCCAGTCTGAGTTGTATTGGTCAGTTATAGCACCTAAAAATGCTCTAAAGTGAACAAATGTAGATATATCAGGGTTAGTGTTATCAATTACTTCAAATCTAAATTTAACTAAATCTCGTGTCAATACATCGGGATCTAGTACAATTCTATCTCTGTATAAAGGAATCATATTGATTCTATCTACAGTAGCATTATCATATATGTTTAATTTTGAACGATTTCGAGTGCGTTTACCGGGATTTCCATCTCCGATACGTTGCATTCTATTTATTTTAGCACTTTGATAATCAAATGAGTAAATACCTAAAGTATTAGGAGCACCAGTTATATCTTTTCTAAAGTCAGAAGGTACTGCTTTTCCTGATTCATCAAAACTAAGAATTGATTTTTTATCTCTTAACTGTGTCTGATTAAAAGTATAAACTCCTTTATCTTTAGTATTAGCTGTATTTTCAGTAGGGAATGTATTGCCTAAAGTGTAAACACTGTTTTGAAATAATTGGTTTGTAATATTAAAATTGTCACCACCATCATTTACATTAGTTTTGATGGTTATATATTTTAAATTAGTTGATTCTTGGGAAACACCACTTTTTGTTATTCTAATAATATCTTCAGAAGTTAAAGGTAATGATGTTCTATTAAAACTTTGAGATAAAGCAGCTTTAAGTTGAGCATTAGCATCTATTGGATCTCTTAAAAATGCTATATTTTTAGCACTTCTAAGTTGACCACCATTAATGATTATTCCTTGATTATTAATACCTAATAAATCATCAACGTAACTACCAATAGTAATGTTATTAGCATTAACTAATGTAGTATCATCTTCTTGATCAGGATTTAAGTATTTTTCACTTAATCCTAAAGTAGTAATAATTGATTTAGAATAATTAGCAGTTTTATTAAAACTTTCTTTTTTAGATTCTTCTGTTCTTTGTTCTAATTCTTTAGGAGATAACCTATCATTAGAAAAAGGAATACGAGTTCTACCTAAACCAAATGAATCGGGTCCACCAGTATACGATAAAATAAAATTATCATTTGATGCTATACCTAAACTTGCTGCTTCTAAAGGAGAAGTTAATGATGATATAAAACTAATAGGGTTTAAAGTATCATCTGGGCCGGGTTCATCTCCTATTTTAGATATTTTTAATAATGTTAATCGGTTATTATTTTCCTCACTATGGAATCTTCTATAAACATTAGCATATTTAACATCATCATTAAAAATAGGTAATGCACCTTGTTTTTCAATGTGTAATCCTGTTCCTGCTCCAGCAACTTGTGCTAGAGTCATTAATGGATTATATAATCCCGCTACAGGATTTGACCTGTTAGGACGGCCAGGTACTAAAGGGTTTTGTAATGATAATAATTGTTGTTTAGCAATAAATAAACCACCATTTCTACTTACTAAGAATTTACTAATACGAGATAAATCATCAACCCTATTTTCAAGTTGATTTTTTGGGTCTCGTAATATAAAATCAGGAAAAGTAGAATCAGGATCACTTTCTACCGGTGGTAAATCTTTAATAATAAATGGTTGTTTGCTACTACCTCCTCCGGGACGATCATTACCGAATTTTAAATTACGGTACTGTGTTCCAACATCGGTTAATAATTCTCTTAGCGCCATTTATTTTATTTACTTATAAGCAGAAAGTTTCCATTCAATAACATTTATATTATTGTTTGTATAATTAAGGACGCTTAGGAAGGCGTGTAATTCTACCTGCAGCTACTGAATCAGGATTTGAAGTATCGCTTCTTAAAGTCTCATCGTAAGTCCCTTTTTCAAAACTATCGTTGATAGTAGGAAAATTAGGGTCTGAATTTTGGACTAAAGGCACAAGACCATCTAATGATTCATCAGTAAAAGTTGCAGCTTGTAATCTTTCTAATAAAGTAGTTCCCATAATGTGTTATTTTGTTATAAATATTAAAAATTATTGTTTTTATGATGTAGCACTTGTATCAATTCCCCTACCTCCAAATGATCTAATATTAGAGGATATACTATATGTTGAGCGGGCTTGTGCATTACCTATGTTAGCACCATTAAGTTCAAGTTGTACAACAGTAGTTGAAGGTGTTACTTTAACATTTTGCTGTGTTGGGGTTAAGGATGTTACATTAGTATTTTGTTGTGTTGAAGTTGTTTGTTGAGGTGCTACTTTTATTGACCCTGCAGGGCGTGATTGGATATCATTTACGGGGATTGGGTTAGTAGTAGCAATGATATTGTCTTTATCATTTAAAGCAAATATTTCACCTTCATCAAACAACATACGTTTACCGTATCCTGTAGATATACCATCATCCATCTTTTTAAAGTCTTGGAACATACCTAATAATGCTCCTAAACCTGCTAGAACAGCAACAGTAATACCTCCAGCCGTCAATACATTACCTATAGTTAAGGCACCAGCAGATGCTATAACTAATTGACTAGCCATTAGTGATATACTACTTATTAATCTTACTAATGATAAACCAGCAAGTGCACCAACAGTTGCTAACACTAAAGTAGAACTAGATGCTAATGAAGCAAATGCATTTAAGATTGGTTCTAAAGCATATCCAACATTACCAATTATCTCTTGTATTTTTTCTAATGTTGCTTTAAATTTATCACTAATAGATAACGCTTGCATTTGTTCATAGTTAGCCTCACCAAATTTAGCTCTAAATCCTTCAGCACCTAATGCTAAAAATTGTTGTTGCATAACCATTTTAGCTAACTCCTCACGAGACAATCCTAATGCTTTAGCGGCAGCATCTTGTGCTAAACGGTTGTCAGATGCAAAAGCATTAATTAATTCTTGATTATTACCAATTTCTTCAGTCAATTTAGCTGTTTGGTTGGTTAAAGCATAATAACGAGCAGCCTCTAAATTAATCTGTTTACCAGTCATTAATTCGGCCGCTAATTCATTTTCAATAGAGGTTTGAAAATCAAGTAATGATGATGCTATTTGATCAACCTCACCTAATGTTAATCCTAATTGTCTTGCTTTAGTTGATGCTTCCGCTAATGCATTAACACTTCCACCTAAACTAACAGCTGTAGCAGCACTAACATTAGATATGTCGCTAAATACGGTTTTAATGTTAATAGCTGTACCTTTTTGTCGGTTTAATGCGCTTACAGTTTTAGATGCATTATTTAACGTAGTTTCAGTATTTTCGCCTTGTAAACGCGCTAAATACGTTAATTGAGTTGCCTCTTTAGTATTGAATCCTAATCGTTGTGTTAAATTAGTAAATGTTTCTAAGGTTTGTCCTGAAATGTCTGCGGCAAATCCTAATTCAGCACTTAATTCCCTGAATGATTGGTTTAGTTTTTTACTAGTAATAAAAATATCACCCGAGGTAATGGCTTGTCTTTCAAGTTCTAATGAAATCCCTTTTGCTGTTCCACGAGTAATACCAAATGCTTTTTGTAAATTTGTAATTTTTTCATCAGCTTGTAGGAGTGCTTTAACTAAAAATGCTCCAATAGCTAAAGCAGCTAGTTGCCCACCTGCTCTTAAATCCATTACTAATTTTACGGATTTACCTAATTCACCTGGTAGTTTATTAGCGGCTGCTACTAATTTATCAGTGGTTGTTAAGTTTTTTTCTTGTTCCTTATTTACATCTTTTAATACTGTTATTTGTTGTCTAATATAATACAACAAACGAGCATTAGTTGACATTTCTTCAAGGGTAGTATTTAAATTATTTTCAATCTCTGTACTTTGCTTTTGTAATTGCTTAATTCTATCAGCATTTATAAGTTTATCTTCTTTAGAACCTTTAAGTAACTCCTTAAGTTCATCCTGTGATTTTTTAAATTCCTTAGTAAGGTCGCTAGCTTGGTCTACTCGTTGTCGATTTATTCCTACAACTTTATCCTCTAAACTAATTTCTTGCTTTTGTGCCTCTAAAATTAATTTTTTATTTCTGCTAACCTGTTTTACCTTTTCAATTGAATCTTCTAAATCTAAACTTTGATCACGAATAGCTCTTTGAATTTTTTTATTAATATCTAAAGTATCGTTTTCAAATTGGGTTCGTTTAGATTGAATCCCTAAAATTTCTTTTATTGATTCTAGGTAAGATGTAGATAGCGAATAACTTTCATTTTGTAATTCAAGGCGTCTTCGTAGGATCTCGTTTTCCTTCTCAAGAAGTTCATTTTCTTCTTGCTGTCGTCTTAATTCCTCGGGTGTAGCCATTTGTTATAAATATTTGAAGGCACTACTTTTGTGTAGTGCCCCCGTTGTATTTTAATTTAGCACCTTTAACATAGTCGGGAACTTGTACTTGTCCTGATTTAACTTTGCTAGTAAAGGTATCAATATCATCTTTTTCTTTATTTTGTTCCTCGTACCAAGTTTTAATTTGGTTAAAAGTATATATGCGCAACCATATAGGCATGTTATACACATCAGGAAATGTATATCCACCTTTACCGTGAAATACAATCTGGTGTATTTGATCAAACATGGCTTTCCTATACTCGGGAGTCAGGCCAAAAAAAGCTAAGCCCAATAGGTAAATTAACGTCCTCCTCAACGCCGTTTGGTCCATCAAAGTCAAATTTTAGGTCAATATCGGGTTGTACTTGGCGAATATACTCGCGTAATGCGCGCGAATCTTGCGCTAAAAGATAGTTATCGACGAACTCGCGAACTACCTTAGGCTCGCGGTTATCTTCGATAGAAGTAATCATATACTTTAAACGAGTTGATAATTCGGGAACGTTATCTTTATTAATTTTTTTCAATCCCTCTAATTCACGGTCAATTTTTAATTCATCCCCGTGTGTTAAGATTTTAAAGGTTAAGTTAGTATTTGATTTAGGTAAGGTAAATTTAAATTCATTGATGCCTGGGGATATAAGTGATTCATCAAATGGCTTATCTTGCATTGTAGTTAAATCAACTGTTACATCTTGTCCTCTGTATTGAAATGAGTAATCTTTACCATATCCCAAAATACGGGCAGCAATCATAATTGCATTCTTATCACCAATAATTAAGTCATTGTAATCAATATTAGATACAATTAATGTTTGTAACAATTTATCTAACACAACGCCTTTTTGAATATATGATTGGTTAGTAAGAATATCTTCTTCTTTAGCCGTCATATACTTCATTTCAACGGTTCCACTAGATAATGGGTTTGATTTTGGATAAAGTAGACCTTTGGATGGTAAATCTACAACTTCGGTGGGCATTTTAAATTCGCTCATAATTTATTATAACTTTAATGTTGTATATAAATATATAAAATACAAAAAGGCTTGCCAAAAGACAAGCCTTTCTTGAAAAAATGTATAGTACTTTTTAGAAGTTCAATACACAGTAATCCATACCTAATGTCATAGTAAGGTTTTGTGCTTCAGCTTCTGTATCCCAGTTGTATTCACCGAAATCGGCTGCTTTAATAAAAGCACCCATCAGTACCCATTCAGAAACAATATCACCTACAGGACCTAAAACATCCAATACAATATCTTTCTTATAAAAATCAGCATAACCATCACGGCCAGTTACTGATTCATGGTGTAAACGAACCCATTCCATAGTTGCTTGAGCACCTGAAGGAGTAATAGGGTCGAATAATGTCAAGGTTACATCATTCCACAACATTTTACCTTTGATTTTACGGTAAACGTTGATGTGGTTTAATTTGATTTCACCTTGATCAAATCCTAATCCATTAATTCCTTTAATCATATATGATGGAAAACCATCTACGTACATGATAAAACGGTTCTTTACCTTAGGTTCAAAGGCGGTGAAAAATATTTCGTTAGAGCTTAAAATTGCCATGTTCTTATTTTATTATAAATATTATTATTCAAAAGAGGCTCCAGTAGGAAGAATATTAAAGTTCAACACTACGAATTCAGCAGTTTTAGTTGGTTGAATGTAAATAGCACCTACTAGTTGGTTGCGATCAATCACATCAGCTGTGTTGTTTGATTCATCCATTACTACCTTATAGGCATATAAACCTTGACGTTGTTGTACTGATGCTAAGTATGGATTAACTTGAGACAAGAAACTGTTACGAGTTGCAATACTATTTTGTTCAAATACTAAGTTATTACTTACACCACCAATATAGTTTTTTAAAGCAATCAACAAACGGCGAACGTTTACACGATCCAAAGCGCTTGCTTTAGTCTGTAATGTTTTCTGACCAAATACTACAATGCCTTGGCCTGGGAAAGTAGCGATTGGATTAACTTTACCTAGATATAAGCTATCACGGCTTGATTGAGATAATTTTTGCTCAACACGCAATACATTTCCTAAACCACCACGATTAAATCCAGCGGGAGCAAACCATTCAGCAGCAACGCTATCGTTAAATGCATAAACACCGGGCATCATAGTTGAAGCAGGAACCCAAACGTTTTTACCAGTTTCAGGATCAGAAATTTGCAACCAAGGCCAGTAAGTAGTAGCATATGAGTTATCGATAGTGGCAGCATTAGTAACAGCGGTTGCTACGGTTGAACCATAAGCTACCATATCCGCTACATAAATTGCATCTCCGCGATTTTGAGTATTTATTATAATATTTGAAATAGGAGTACCATAATCTGCTTTATATAAACCAGGAGTAACTAATACGTTGTATTTGTAGTCATCTTTATTGCTTAACAAATTAATCATATTAGTATAGTTATCAGATACTAAGCCTTGAGTATTTCCAGATCCAATAGAATTATAAAATAAAGCACCTGCTTTAATATCACCGGTAGCGCTTGTAAATGATCCACTAGCTACTAATGGAAGAGAAGAAGTGTATTGTGATTTTGCAACACCATTATTATCAAAATAATCAGGAGTAGTTAAATTAACTGATTTAACACGCACATATGCTGATTTATTAGGATAAGAACCAGATACTTCAACTTGATTATTTGAAGAATTATAATAGTAATTATAATCACCAATTACAGATCCAATAAAATTAGATGCTTTAGGATCTAATGATAAACCACTCCAAGTTTCTAATACAGAAGGAGTATTAGTAGTATCGTTACCTTGACGAATTAATAAAGTAAAAGTTCCAGAAGCTGTATCGCGCTGAGAAATTTGCCAACGAATATTGTCTAAAGAACCACTTGCTAATTGTCCTGCACTGCCTTCGCTTGAACTGCTATTCATAATAATACCTTTAGATAAGGTTTCTAATACGAATGCAGGTTGTGAGGCGGCTTGAGTAGAAGCGGAAATAGGAGTTGAGGTAGCAGAGGTATAGGCTTGAGCACCTGAACCTGATACTACACGGGCAACTAATAAGCTAGTTCCACCGTTATTAAAATAGTTATAGGCGGTTATACCAGTAAAGAAGTTATAAGTATCACTACCACTTGTAACAGCACCACCAAAAATTTGTTTAAACTGTGAGTAACTTGTTACTAATGTGGGAATTTCTACAGGACCCTTTGCGGTAGGACCGATAATTGCGGCTCCAACTACAGGAGGTTGCGAAGTTACCTGAGACTGATCATTCTCATTGGTAAAAACGCCTGGGGATATAATTTG